ATAAATAGCCAATTACAAAACTATTAATATTAAGAATAATTAGTATTAGCAGCGTTATTTCATTCATGATTTAGCCATTCAATATATTCTTTTTGAGAATATCCTTTTAAGGTTAGTCTATATGTTTTTTGTGGATCTAATATTAGTGAGTACGGTATTGTCGTAACTTTATATTCTTTCACTAAATCAGAATTAGTTTTAGTATCTAGATAGCAGATAATATATTTATGAATATAATCATCAAGATCACCATCTTTTATATCTTGTTTAAGATAATTACAATGCACACAATAATCTGCACCGAAAATTAATAGTATCGGTTGTTTAGTAGATTTTGATAGAGACTGAGCCTCAGATAGCGACGTTAATATGAAACTATCGGAACCCAAACATTCGCTGACTAATAATCCTATCATAAGCATCATGCTATATAAATATTTTATCATATATTACCTAAGATCCTTCCTTTTTGTGTTCGTCTAATAAAACCTTTTCTAATCAAATATGGTTCAATACTATTTTCTATGGTTTCAATAGCGATTCCTGATAATGATGAAATAGACTTTAATCCCAAAGGATTACCGATATTGCTTTTGAGAATATCTAAATACACCCTATCATAACTATCTAATCCCTTTTCATCTATACCTTGTAACATAAAAATATCATTTACAGTAATATTATTAGTGTGACATACCTTATAGTTATTATACCAATTAAGCCTAGCATTAAGAATTCTCGGGGTTCCTTTGCTGCGTCTAGCAATTTCTTTAAGATCATTATCGCTAATCATTAGTCCAAGTTGTTTCGCGTTCAATCCTGCTAGTTTGGCTAGTTCATCATCATCATAGAATGACAGATGTTCTTTAATAGTAAAGCGATCATAAAATGGCTGACTTAAACTACCTCCGCTAGTTGTCGCACCTATTAAAGTAAAATATGGCACTTCTATTTCTTCTGGTTCTTTTTCTAAAATAACACTAAATTTGAAATCTTCCATGACAGGATATAAAAATTCTTCTACTAATTTGGGCAGTCTATGGATTTCATCAATGAAAAATACAGATCGTTTGGTCATTCTCAATAAATATGGAATAACGCTTTTGGTGCTTCTGAGGTTAGCCGCGTTTGCTGTGTAAAGATTAACTCCCATTTCGTTGGCTATAGCACCCGCTATTGTCGTTTTACCAAGGCCAGGAGGCCCGTCAATTAAAACATGGGGTAGCACCCCCTCTGTTTTTTTACAGGCTGTTGTGGAGATTTTGAGCCTGTTTACTACGTCGTTTTGTCCGATAATATCATTAAATGATATTGGTCTTTTGATTGTTGTCACTTAATTCTCCAAAATGTTTTAAAATATATTTTACCAAAGATGAAGCAGTATCGTGGTAGGTTTTGTCTTTTGCTTTATTGATTAAAGATATAGATTCTTCTTTATCTAAACCATAATCAGATAATAACAAAATAGTTTGTTCAATAATGGAGGACGAGATTTCTGGTTTGCTTTTATCCTCCGATTCAGTATAGATGATCTCTATGTGGGAAATGATCTTAGGCTTGAACATTGTGCCGCAATCACAAACAACTGTAAAGTTTTTATTTTGCGTTTCTCTTAGGTATAGCCAGTGATCAAATCCACAATCCTTATTTGGGCATCTGTATTTAAAATTAACATCAAAGTCAATCGGTTTCTGGTTTTTCTTTTTCAAGACCTTCATAATCTTTTACCCAAAATATAAAATCGTTTTTTTGACTATCAAAGGCAGATTCAACATAACCCTTTTGTACCAACCCATTCATTATATTGCTAACCATTCTAGAATTTAGATTTTCTACAATATCTATAAATAGTTTTTCGTTTAGGATATATCGAATATCGTTATTCTTTTTATTTTTTTGTTTTTTGACTATTTGCTTAACAATGACCAGAGACTCTTTCTGAGACAACACTTTATCAAAATCTTCTTTATTATCCTGTGGAACTTCGTCTATCATTATATCAATAACTGTTTTTTTATCGCTCCACGAACCAAAATTGTTATAAACAATTAATCTGGTTTTTTGGGTAAAATCCTCTATATCATTGATAACAAACCATTGACTCATTATTACTCCTAGTTAAGAATATCAAACATTCCCTTATAATATTTTGGTTGTCGAATGAAATGAGCAGCATTATGCTGTAAATGATTTTTATATTCTTGATTGATTGGATCAGAAACAAAGTATTTACTTTTCCAAATTTGTTCTCCATAATAATTGGATCCTAAATACTGGGGCTTTTTAGTTCCACCAGTATTAGGATTCCAACTATTCACAGGAAACTTCTTCACAGGAAAACCAGGAATATTATTAATATCGAATATGTTAATGTCGCTATCGCTAGTCCATTTAAGATTAGATAGCATATCCACTAACCATTTAGACAACCCACTATTGTTCGACACATCGAAAGAGAAATACCACTGATTAGGATTCAACGAAGGATGATCATAGTCATGATAATCGTCATCGTCGTATTCGTCATCATACTGATCGTCCATACTAATCCCTTTTAAAAGGTGGTGATGGAATCGAACCATCAGTTATTATACACTAGTCGCCAGACTACCACACTTAAATATCAATTATAGAAACCGTGACTATCCGTATCCTCATCCTCATAATCTTCATCTTCGTCATCAAACTGATCCCAATATTCATTATCTACGCCATAATCTTCATCATTATAACCCTCATACTCATCCTCAGAAAAATCTGCTGAATAAAGAGGCTTCAAAAGTTCGCCTTGATATTCACCAACAACTTCATATTGACAAGTACGAAGTTTCTCACAATTGCAATCAGTTGGAACACTCACAACATCTTTGGGATTAATCTTGACAATCACAATCTTGTCGCCACTTTCCAGACTACCATAACCAGCAACATAATTTAATGCACCAGCATGAAGTCCATCAGAACAACCTCGACTACGATCATCGTCAACCTTTGCTCTGGTCATCTTGCATACTTTACCAACCCTGTTATCAAAAACCCCACGATACTTATCCTTAAAATCGCTCCTGACTGCCTTATAAGCAAGGAAACAACCGTCCTCAGTAATAGGCAGATGCTCATGCTCAAGGAAATCATATAGTTCCTTTTGACTCTGCATACTTGGATTCTCCATAAGACTATGAAGAAAGTTAACGAGAGGATAGAAGGGTAGACCCTTGCTCATAAACTCAAGAATACGCTTGCTAATACTACCATGAACTTCCTCGCCCTCGTACAACACCTTACCATTCTTAATCTCCACAAGACCATCACTAAAAGTAGAGACTGCCTTTTCAATATCCACAATCTCCAAGAGTTCATCTGCTGTTGCTGTTGGCAACGCTTCCAGAATCATCTTGTAGTTAATATGATCCGGCAAAACCTGATAGGTTCTATTATTAAGAACCAGAGTCAAATTACCATCAACCCACATAAACGGAACGCTCATTTTAATTCTCCTGTTTCCTTTGTGAAATTTAACCAATTACCTTACTAACCTGTGACTTAAACATATCAACATCATTCATCTGAACCATCCAGCGATCACTATTATTACGATAATAGTAATGACGATCATCATCCAACTGTTTGATGGGATTAGAATTCTGCAACTCTCTCAAGTTACCAGACACTCCCTTCACACAAACAATATACTTCAACAACGAATTGTTGTCAAGTTCGGTCTTAATAGAATTTCTTAAATCCTTGATTGAAAGACACTTAAAAGACTCTTTGGTTTCATTTTTGAATATTTTCTTATAGTTAGAACTGTTGTCACTACCATAGAAACTATCAAGCATATTACCAATTGTCAGATACATAACATTAGCAGATTTGATCTTCGCACTATCCAATCCATTGATACCAAAATCACTGAGCAGTTTAGTCATATGACCATAATAATCCTCAGCCTTAAACTTTGGAATATCAAAACCGTTTCTGTGCATAGTATCGGCAAAGAACTCGACTATCATTAGACTATCCAGAATTTCCTTGATAGACTGGTTAACATACTGATTATAGTCAAGACCAAACATATTAAGCATATGAAAGAGGAATTGTCTATCAATATAGCCTTGATTATACCCGTGACTCATCTTATCATCCAAATTATACTGAGCCTTAGACTGTTCAACAAGGGTATTAAACTTGTAGATGCTTTTAAACTTGGAGTCATTAATTTTTTGTAGTCTATTCTTGAACCAAGTATTAAAATCCACAAGGTTATAACCATCCTTGACTAAACGATC